CGTTGGCCCAGTACAGAGAATCTTTTCGAAGATTGGCTGGTGAACTTTGACAAGTGGTATGACAAAGCTGTCGATGCCGTGACGAAAACTTCTTCTTCTGGTTGCTCAGTGCAATTGGGACAGACGAAAGGCGCCGCATTGAAGGCTACTGGTAGTGGTCCTACGACTAAGACCATTGTCTTCCAGCGGCTTGTTCTGCTCATGTCCACCCAGTATGAAGTGCTGCAAAAGTACACTGCTCTTGAACTCGTGCAGAAAGGCTTCGTTGATCCAATCCGAGTCTTTCTCAAACCCGAGCCTCACAAGTTCTCCAAGCGATACAAAGAGAATGGAGACGAGCTCCCGCAGAAGCGTTGGCGAATCATTTCGTCGTGCTCTCTTGTGGATGAGCTTGTTGACCGCATTTTGTACACCGCACAGAACAAAAGTGAGATTCGACGCTGGCATCAGACTCCGTCAATGCCTGGTGTCGGATTTTCAGATGACAGTTCTGCAGACCAGTTCTTCTACAAAGTTCTCGCTCCCCAGAGCGATAAAGAACTTTTCCTCCTTGACTTTCAAGGATGGGACTGGGGTGTCAAACAGGACATCCTTGATGCGGATGCTGATGTTCGCAGCAATCGCTGCGGAGGTCGCGATCGAGGCATGTTTCGCAAACGTGCACTGACTATCGGATATTCTGTCTTCATTCTTGATGACGGCAGCATTTACGAACAGTGCATCCGCGGAATTATGAAGTCGGGATGGTTCAACACATCCTCGACGAACTCTCGTGGCCGCGTTCTCATTTCCCTCTTGTTTGCTGCGAAGTCTGCTGCGGCTCGCGGCGACGATCCTTCTTCTTACCTTGAGTTGTTCTTCGTGATTGCCATGGGGGACGATTCGGTAGAGGAGAAACATGAGGATGGATGGAACGCCTTTGTCCACCAACTCTTGGAATGGGGCCTTCGTCCTGACCCGAAGTTCCAGGGAGAACTCACAGACGTCAAACACGTGAACTTTTGTTCCCATGACTTCGACATCACGCCCTATGGTCAAGTTCGCGCCAACTTGCGCAACTACCTTAAGAGCATCTCGAAGTTCTTGTACCTTCCGCGCTCGAAGCGGTCGCCTGAGCAGATTGCTGGCCTTCGGGTAGCTTTCCGCCATGCGCCTGAGCTCGCGCTGTTGGAACGCATGTGGAATATGTTGTTCCCGGAACTGTGGGAGGCTTCTTGGACAGCCGAGCCAGGGCCTTGCTGAAATGCTCGGCACGCTATCTTTTAATCAGCCGCAGTGTATAGTGTCCTCCGCGGCTGAAGACTCATTGGAGAGGTCTTATTCCGCATTGCGGACATATATAAAGAATAAATATTATTAACTATCATGCCGACGTTTCCCAACAAACGGAGGGGAGTACCTCGAGTTCAGAAGCTTATCAAGAAGAGAGCATCGAATTCGAAGTCGATGTCGACACCCCGTGTTGCGGTCCGTCGAAATGCCACTCGGAAGCGTCCTGTGGCCAAAACATCTTCGAGACCGTTACAGCGGCGCTTGCCAGGCTCTTTCCAGGGTTTGGCTGTGTCTCAATGGTCCCACAATGTTGAGAACCCTTTCTCAGAGAGTGCGAGCAAAATTCCGGATTTGATATCTGGGCCACCCTCGTGTTTGATGTCGACAGTGGATCTTACGAATACTTACAGTAAGGTTGCCTGGAGTGCTGGTGGCGAAGCTCAAACTTCTGTCGTAGAAGATATGATTGGAAATTCGGGCGGCACCACGATAAACTTCACTCAGTCTATCGACACTGTGGGTCAACAGTTGATTGTCCAGTTTCTACCATGTGTTATGTCGCCAGCGTCGTTTCTGCTCACACCCGAAGAATCGAGTAGTCACTACCCGATAGCACTCGCAATGTTTCTAACGAAAGCTCTGGAGCATTCAGCAGACCAAATTACGCCAATCCTTGGGTATTGGCTGGTGCTGGATGTGAATGGCAAAATTATCGGAGTGGAACTTCTGAGAGCGGATAAGCTTATGACGGCTGAAGAGTCCATCAAACTCATCCGCTTAACTAAAGCAGGGATTAGAGTTGGACTGCAACAGCCGAAATTTACGACCGGTGGGCAGGTATACATGAATCGAGGTGCAGGAGCTTTCTTGCCTATCTTTGGAGTCCCTGATCTCAATGGCAACAGTGTTGATGGATCGGGATACCGAGAGACGCTTTCAGCTTTCAAACCTGGATACAACTGTTATGTGAATCTTGACGAGGCTGGTTCTGCGAAAGGTCCTGGTGGCTTTTCGGGAGATTTGGCAACTAAAGCCAACATGGTTCGGCTCTGTTCTAAGACAGCAGGAACTTCAATGAAGTCTTTGGATGCAGGTCCTCACTCGATGTCTATGGCATCGTACCCGTTGGACAGCGTTAAAGCGCTGGAATACATGGCGTATGATAAAGCAGACACGTGGGGCGTTACAGGCATGAGCCTAACGTGGGAATCCATTGTGGGTGCCGATAATGGCACACTGGGTAGGACCGCTGGGTGGCCTGAAACTGAACCTTTGTTGTCTGACGCAGTTGGTTACAACTCCGACAGGATCATGACTAGGTGGTGTCCTGGGTGGTTTGTGTTTCACCCGACATTCTCGACGTCGATTAACCCGGCCCAAATTGTGGCGAACTTACAGATTGAGACGTTTACCGCGTGGGAATTCATTCCTTACGCGCGCACTTTCGCTCATCTGACGAGAACTCCGTCGCATTCGGCACCTGATGCATCGTACCGCAAAGTAGGCAATCTAAAGGATAGCTTGTCTGGGACGGGTGGAATCAACAAATCTCAGACAGCTCCACTTCAGAAGGGTGCAGGGAGGTTCAAGACCGTTGGTGAGATCCGCGGTGGTACTCGTTGACACGGAGGCGGAATCCAGAAGCCTGACCAGTCCGAGTTGCATCGCGCAAGTTTATCAAGCTTGTTACAGAGAGCTTCACCAATCGTAAACACCCAACTGGATTTCCAGCCATCCAACTATGTGGGTGGTCCCCTCGGAGCAGCAGCAGATTTCCCCGTAAATTTCTTCTCTAGCGGCATGTTGGCACGCGATGGCGAGCCATTAACAGATCACACGATTGCAGCAGGTTTAGCTGGTTCAGTTTTACCTGCGCATAAAGCGGTTGCGTACGCCCGTGGCATGAGTAAAGCAGCACTTGCTGGCTTAATTCTGTCTGGGTACGCAATCGACAAATTGGTTCATATCGTCGCGGATTACAACGCGACGCAGGACCCGTTTCTTGACGTGTGATCTTATCTAGACGTGTGTTCCGGGTTCTCGCCGGGACGGCGCGACGGGACACACGGAGATTTACCCTCCAAGGTGAGCCGGGGCCGCGCTTTGAGCGTGGGAAAGAGTGGGAAGCACAAACACGAAGTACCGTGCTTGGCCCGACCCCTTCTCT